GTAATCCTGTATATAACTTAGAATTTCAAACACCAGATAAATTCTTTAGAAATGGTAAAACAACAGAATCTGGTATACCTACACACTTTACTATGCTCGGTGCTGAGTTTCAATTTGCACCAGTTCCTGATGGAACAAGAACAGTACAAATACTCTATTATGCTAAACCTACCTTTATAGACACATCAACAGCAAGTAATGTGTATTTAGCATATTTCCCTGATGCTTTACTCTATGCAACTCTAGCAGAAGCACAACCATACTTAATGAACGATGAAAGAATCGCAGTATGGTCAAGTATGTATGATAGAGCAATCGCAAATATTAGAGAAAACGATAAGGGTGCAACATTCTCTAGTGCAACATTAAACGTAACAACTTCATAAGGAAACAATTATGGCTGAATTTAGTAATTTTTTAGAGGACGCACTTATTAATGCAGTTCTCCGTAACACAACATACACATCACCAGCAACAGTGTATGTATCACTTTATACAACAGACCCAACCGATGCAGATACAGGTACAGAAGTATCAGGTGGTTCATATGCAAGAACAGCAGTAACAATGGGTGCGCCATCTAATGGTGTATCTACAAACTCTGCTGATGTCACATTTCCGACAGCAACCGCATCGTGGGGTACAGTTACGCACATAGGCATACATGATGCTTCAACCAGTGGTAACTTATTATTCCACACACCACTCGACACATCTAAAACAATCGACTCTGGTGATATTTTCAAGATAGAAACAGGCAACTTATCAGTTACATTAGCGTAAGGATAAACAATGGCATTAGTCGTTAAAGATAGAGTAAAGGTCACTACAACCACCACAGGTACAGGTACGCTTACATTAGGTAGTGCAGCTACCAAGTTCCAAGACTTTAGTGTAATCGGTGATGGTAATACGACATATTACGCTATTGAGAGTGGTAATGGTACAGACTGGGAAATTGGTGTAGGTACATACACAGCATCAGGCACAACTTTATCTCGTGATACCATATTAGAATCTTCTAACGCAGGTAGTGCTATTAACTTATCAGGAACATCTACAGTATTCTGTACATATCCTGCTGAACGAAGTGTTAATACTGCTGATATAGGAACAACCATACAGGCATACGATGCAGATACTGCCAAGTATGACGACACCACAGCAAACTTCACAGGAACATTACAGAATGGTGGAAGTAATGTTGTAGTCGATACAGACATTGGTAGCACAGTTCAAGCTTATGATGCAGACACAGCTAAATACGATGACGCTACTGCAAACTTTACAGGTAATTTACAAAAAAGTGGTGCCAATGTTTTAACTTCAAACCAAACTATTACTTTATCTGGAGATGCAACAGGAAGTGGAACAACTGCAATTACAGTAACAGTAACAGATAATTCACATAGTCATACTTCTGCTAATATATCAGATGCTACAAGTGCAAACACTGCAAACACTATTGTTGAGCGTGATGGTTCAGGAAATTTTAGTGCTGGAACTATTACAGCATCGTTATCAGGTAATGCTTCAACAGTTACTGATGGTGTTTATACGACAGGTTCTTATGCTAATCCATCTTGGATAACATCATTAGATGATGGTAAAGTTTTGCCAAGTATGACAGGTAATAGTGGAAAATATCTTACTACAGATGGAACTAATAGTTCTTGGGCAGCTGTTGCATCTTCATTAGCAGGAGAAATAAAAGCAATAGCATCTAATTTAAGTGGTTCATATTCAATACCATCTACTGGAACAGTTGATGCAAATGGATTTATGTATTGTGATGGTTCTGCTATTCCTGGTGGAAGAACATTAAGTGGAAATGTCCCAAATTTAACAGATGGTAGGTTTTTAAGAGGTTCAACTTCATCAGGAACTGCTTCTGGTTCAGAAACATTTACATTAGCAGAAGCCAACTTACCATCACATACACATACTGGAACTACAAGTTCAGCAGGTGGTCACAACCACATAGGTGGTACAAAACGCGTACATGATGCAGCAGATGGTCAGTATGGACAAACAACACCAGGTTCTGTATATTTGCCTGTTGCTAGGTATGGTGGTACCACAAACTATGATTTAGATTATACAAGCACAGTTGGAGACCACTCGCACACATTTACAACTTCTGCTACTGGTAGTGGTACTGCAGTGACTCATATTCCAAAATATGTTAATGTTCAATATATTATAAAGGTTGATTAATGTACACATTAAAATACAAAAGAAATTTTTTTTGGAATACTTATAAAAATGTAAAAGGGCATACATTTATTCAAGATATGGATAGAATGGATATTTTCTTTGAAGATAAAATAATTTCTATTCCAAAATGGAGTCAATGCACACTTTTATTAGGTCATGATTTTATATTACAACAAAAAAAAGACATCAATAAAGAGGCAGGTAGAGAATAATGAAAGAATTAACAATACAAAATAAAATGGTTACTTTAGATGGTATTACTAGAACAGTTAATCTTACCCTTCCTGAAAACATTACGGCAGTGCAATATCATTCTTCAACAAATAAGTGTTTAGAAGAACCATTGATGAATGAAGTAGAATTGTCTAAATATCAAAATTTTATTGATGCTTATCAAACAATAATTGATGAAGAAAATAGACAACCAACTGATGAAGAATTAGCACAACAAGAAGTTGATAAAAAAATTAGAGATGCACAAATGTATTTAGCAAATACAGATTATAAAGTATTACCTGATTACGATAAAACAGAAGGTATAGAAGAAATAAAAGCATTAAGACAGCAAGCAAGAGATTTAATTAGAAGTTTACAAAACTAATAAAATTTAATGAGGAAATTATGTATACAATACACTCAAAAAGATTAGGTAGTTAAATATAATGTTTGGGATAAGTGCTTTTTCTGAAGTACCTTTTAGTTCATTAACTCAAGCTAGTAATATTTTATTAGGTCAAGCAAATATAACTGCTGATGCTACATTATCTGCAGATGGATATAGAATTAAAATTTTTTCAGGTAGCATTACTGCTAATGGCGATGTTACTGCTATTGGTTATCGTATTCAACAAGGTATTGCAGGTATTACATCTGATGCTACTGTTGATGTAAATTACTTAAGAATAAGAACAAACAGTGGTGATATCTCTGCTTACGCTTTAGTCAATGCAGATGGATACTCTATTGCAAGAGCTAGTGGAAGTATATTCTCTAATGTCAGTGTTGTTGCTAATGGTGTTGCAATTTACAGTAGAAATGCAGATGTAGATGTTAATGCAACTGTTACAGGTAACGCAAGAAGAACAAGAACTGTATCACCAAATGTAAACTCTACTGCTACGCTATCATCTTTAGCAAATGCAATATGGTCAGCAGGTGGTGCAATTACATCAGAAGCATTAATAGGAACAAAAGGAACAATACTAGGTGAAGAATGGACTGACACACCATTTGGAAGTGAATCATGGACAAATATAACAGCAGGTGCAGAAGTATGGTCAGAAGTTTCTGCTGGAAACGAAAACTGGTTACAACAAGGATAAAACATGGCAAAAAATAAGATTTCACAATATTCCTCTACCGCAGCGAGTAATACTGATGTAGCAAATATTAATATTGCAGAAGGCTGTAGCCCAAGTAATATTAACAATGCTATTCGTGCTGTGATGAGTCATCTAAAAGAATTTCAAGATGGCTCTAGTGGTGATTCATTAACAAATTCAGGAACATTGGCTATTACAGGCGGATTAACTCTTGATGGAAGTGCAGGAACATCTGGTCAGGTATTATTATCAGCAGGTTCAGGCAACACACCAACATGGGGTAATGCGTTTGTAGCTGGTATGATTATGATGTGGTCTGGCACAATAGCAACTATTCCTAGTGGTTGGTATTTATGCGATGGTTCTAATGGAACACCTGATTTAAGAAATAAATTTATTATTGCAGCTAATGCAGATGATGCAGGAGTAGCTAAAACAAATGTTACAGGCAGTGCTACACAGTCTGGTGGTAGTAAAGATGCTATTGTTGTATCTCACACTCACACAGGAACAACAGATGCTGGAAGTCCTCATAAACATATTGGCGGTACAAGAAAAGTTCATGATGCAGCAGATGGTGAATATGGACAATTAGATAATTATGGAACAGTAGCTTTACCAATTGCTAGACAAGCTGGAACTCTTAGTTATGATTTAGATTACACAAGTGATGAATCAAGTCATACACACACATTTACAACTGGCAGCACAGGTTCTAGTGGAACTAATGCTAACTTGCCTCCTTACTATGCACTAGCATTTATTATGAAAGGGTAGCATGGCTACACAACGCATATTATTTGACGAGTGGCTTCCTGACCAACCATCAGTCAGTAAATCAGTTCGTGAGGCATTAAATGTAGTTCCTGTATTAAATGGGTATTCGTACATTAATAGTGCTTCTAACTATTCAGCTGCTGCATCAGAAAACCTTAATAATGTATTTGCAGGTAAGTTTGGCGGTACTGTGACTGTGTTTGCTGGTGGTGGTACTAAACTATTTAAACTTGATAATAATGATTTAACATTAGATGACGTATCTAGTGGAACATACTCTGGTAACGGACGTTGGCAGTTTGTGCAGTTTGGTCAAAATATGTTAGCAACAAATGGCACACAAAGAATACAGAGATGGACATTAGGTAGTTCTACTGCATTCTATCAATCATCTACATTTGTATCAGGTACATATACTCGTAGTGGAACAACTGTGACTGCAACGATTACAGCACATGGATTAACCAATGGTGCAACATATGAAGTAGACATTACCAGTGGTGATGGAACAGATGGTGATTATGTTATTACAGTAAGTGATGCTAATACTATTACTTATACAGATACCAACTCTGGTACAACATCAGGCAACATTAATGTATTAACTTCTGTCGCACCTGTAGCAGAGCATATTACAGTGATTCGTGATTTTGTAGTAGGTGCATATATTGGTGCAGGAACATACGCAAACAGAGTTCAATGGTCAGACGTTAATTCCCCTAACTACTGGGATAGTGATGGTGCATCTTTAGCTGATTTTCAGGACATAGAAGATGGTGGTGACATAACAGGAATCACAGGTGGTGAGTTTGGTATTGTATTACTAGAAAATGCCATTGTCCGTATGTCATTCGTGGGTAGCCCAAATATATTCCAGTTCGACACAATCGCTAGAGGTGTAGGCTGTATTGAAGGTGGTTCTGTTACGCAATATGCAGGTGTTACATACTTCTTAGGTGCTGATGGTTTTTATGCTTGTGATGGCCAACAAGTGATTCGTATTGGTGCTGAAAAAGTTAATCGTTACTTTTTTAACAATGCTAACATCGGTGATATTGATTCTATCTCAGCCTCTATTGACCCTGAACGTAACATAGTGATGTGGAATTACGCTAACGTATCTGGTGGTCGTTCATTAATGATTTTTAACTACCAAACACAAAAATGGTCAGAAGCAGAAACAGACGTAGATTACTTATCTACTTTATCTTCAACAGGGGCAACACTAGACGGACTAGACAGTGCTTATGATGTTACCGCAGGTTCATTTGTTGTCGGTCAGTATTACACAATTAGAACAGTAGGTACAACAGACTTTACTTTGATTGGTGCAGTTGCTAATACAGTCGGTGTGTTATTTCAAGCCACAGGTGTCGGTACAGGTGATGGTGTAGCCATTGACCAAGCCGCAGCAACCACAGGTTTAGCATCATTAGACGCATTATCTGCCTCACTTGATGACCGAATCTGGAAAGGTGGTAAGTTCTTATTTGGCGGTGTTCGTGATGACAGAATCATTGTATTTACAGGTACTCGTAAAACAGCTACTTTAACTACTAATGATTTAGAGTTTGGTTATAACACACTTGTTAATTTAGTTAGACCATCTATAGACAATGGTAGTGCAGATGTACAAATAGCATCAAGACGTGAACTCAATGACACAATTACATTTAGCACAGCCGTATCAGCAGATGCAGAAGGTCGTGTTGGTTTAAGAAGTCATGGTCGTTATCATAGAGTATCAGTAACACCAACAGGTGCAAACTGGACATTAGCCATAGGATTAGATTTAGACGTTAATCAAGCAGGAAATAGGTAATGGCACGTTCCGATATGTATAGAAAGCTACCATGGCGTGGTGGCAATCCTAGAGAAGTATCAGAAGTTGTTAATAACCTTGTAGAAGGTAAATCTAACAACACAGGAACGATTACATTAGAAACAGGTGGTGCTACATCAACAACTATACTAGATGAGCGTATTGGTCGTAACTCTGTTATTTTATTAATGGCAACAAACAAAGAATCAGCATCTAATGCGTTTCAATTACCACATGGTTTGTTTGAAGATGATACAACACAGACATTTACTGCTGACACACCTACAGTAATAGCTATTGCTGATGCAGAAAAAGAATATGGAATGTCATTAGACAGTAATCAGATTACAGTTGATTACGCAGGTTGCTATGATGTTGACTTGTTATGTCGGTTTAATAACACAGATTCACAAATACACAATGCGTATGTATGGTTCAGAGTCAATGGAACAGATGTGTCACATTCTTGCACTAATATTACAATTCCTGATAAACAAGGTTCTGTCAATGGTGCTGCTGTAGCTTATGTCAAACACCCATTAGATTTAGATGCAAATGATTATGTAGAAGCAATATGTGCAGTTGATGATGCTGTAGTTTCATTAACATCAGGTGCAGCAATTACATCACCTTATACTAGACCTAGCATACCATCTGTATCATTAACATTATGTATGGCATTTCCTAGCCAAACAACAGGCACAGGATTAGAACCATATATTAGCTCAAGAGAAAAAGGGCAAGCAATAATTACACATTTACCAAATAGTGTTGCAAATAATACGTATGATTATGTTATAATCGGCTAATGCAATTACAATATGTTCCTACTCAGGACATAGGTGTTTATTGGGATAAAATAAAACCTAGTCTAGAAAACATGGCTCGGAGTTGGAGAGTTGAGGATGCGTATTGTGAATTGAAAGAAGGCCGTGCAGATTTATTCCTTACTATAGAAGATAAATACTTTACCGGT